GGCCTCACCCCCGATGATGATTTCCAGCATCCGCACCTGGCCGGTGGAGGACGCCCCGAAGCCCAGGTGGTCCGCCGTCGTGGAGAGCGCGGCGCCCGAGCGGAAGATGGAGTACACCGGATCGTCGGGGAGGAAATCGCGGTTGACTTGTTCATAGTGCGTCCAGAACGCCATGGCCTCGTCGAAGGCTTCCCGATACGACCGAGGTATTTGACGCGCCTGCACCTTCTCCCGCTGCCAGCGGAGCCAGGTTTTGTATCCCTGGGGGTCCTGAATGATGGATGGCAGACCGCGACGGGAGGCAGCGGTCACCAATGAGATGACAGACGACCGGGGCGCGAGGATTCTCACTGGAACTCCTCCGTGAGCGGCACGCCGAGGCACACCCACTTCAGGTGGTTGCCCTCCTCGACCTGGACACGTCCCTGGTACTCGGCGGTGAAGACGGGAAGGGAGGGGTCCTTTCCCTCAGCCTTCATCGCGTCGGTGACACGGATCTCTGCCGCCGCTGTTCTGACTGCCTTGCTATCCTTGTCGCCCGCAAGTGCAGCGGTGCTGGTCTGCACACGCATCGAGAGTTGCCCCTCGTCCCAGGCTTCCTTGAGCCGCTGGCGAATCTCGACAAAGAAATTCGCGTTGGGTTGCGTCAGCGCCTCGATGAGTTCGTTGGTCAGGTCGTCGAGCCGAGCCATGGTGTCCCCTTACGTGGTGGAGACCGCGCGATAGAACCCGGTAGCCGCGAGTTGGGCGGTGATGTCAGACCCGTCCGGGGTGACCACGAAGTCGTGGTGAGTCATGGGGATGATGTCGGTCATGGTCTGGGAGCCGACGGGATCGTACCCGATCACCAGGTCTTGCCAACCGTCCCCGGCGCCCACGGAAGTCCAGGTCTGGTCGGCGAAGTCCAGGTCTACCCGGTCATTGGTGTGGTCCACGGAGAACGCAATGGCGGTCTCGTCCAGCACCTTCTTGGCGTAGCCCGAGTTGGTGACTTCGTTGGTGGTGCCCGCCACGATGTCCGAGAAGGTGGTCTTGTCGCGGAGGACGGAGTCAGCCTCGATCCCAGAGGTGGCCAGGATCATAATGACCAACTCGGAGGCAGCCGGGTCGTTGGAGTCCACACGGTTGAAGAACTCGGCAGACCGACCCAGACCCACGTTGTAGACGAAGTTGCCCATCAGACCGGGCCCTCACAGTCATAGTAGTTGATGACTTCCATGCCCTTTTCCAGATCCTGGAGGTCGATGGGGTAGCGCCCAGGGACCCGGAGGATGTTCCAGGCCACATCACCACGACGGTCGTGGATGACAACCTGACCCTGGGTCATGGAGAGCCACCCCTCGGTCAAGCCGGTGTAGATGAGTCGAGGGGTGAACTGCTGGCGGCCCTTGGGGCTGACCCGACGAACCTCGACATCCCAGGAGCCGTCGGCCCGCTGCCACTTGTCGAGGATCATCTAGGCCCCCAGTTTGGCCTTGAGTGCGGCGATCTCCCCAAGGATGCGGTCCAGGGTGCCTTGAGCCACGGAGATCTCATCCTGGAGCCGCTGGAGGGCGTCCTCGTGGCTCTTTTGGCGCTCTGCGAAGGACTGGCGGGCCTTGACGACGAGCGCGTCGTACTGGGCCTCCAGACCGGCCCGCACGTTCTCGTAGTCCGTCCGAGTCGCGTTCTCCTTGTCCTGGTAGGTCATTCGCATCTCCAGGAGTTTCTTCTCCTCGGCCCGGACCTCGGCCCGGAGTGCGTTGAGATCGGCCCGGAGCGGACCCAGTTCGGAGAGGACCCTGGCGTACTCCTCCTTCATCTGGGTCAGGTTGGTCAGGGCGGCCTGGACGGCTTCCGCTGCCTCCAGGAGCCCCTTGGCAGCCTCCAGGTCACTGACCCACTTCTGCGCGACGGCGACGGCCTGGTTGAGATCCATCTACCTGCTCCGGGTGGCCTTGAGCGCCACAGAGAAGTTGGTTGAACCGTCGCCAGCGGTGACGATGGGACGGATGCGCTTCAGGACTTCGAGGACTTGGCGGGCAGCCGGAACGGCGGTGATGGTGATGGGGTTGCCCGAGCCCCGGGAGTCGTTTAGGACGACCTCGTTGGTGACGCCGGTCACCTCGTTGGTCCCCCGGAGGCTGATGGAGCCGCCGACTCCCAGGGTCCCGAAGATATGGACGGTCAGGTCCACATGCTCGGGAATCTCGATGGTCTCGCCATCGTCCCCGTTGAGGAGACCGGTCCAGGCCCCCCAGACGACGATGTCCCCGCCACCTGGGGCGGCGTAGGGCGTGAACAGGCGAGTGGCCACGACCTAGCCCTCCGTCTCGATGGTGACCCGGACCTTCTGGTTCGTGTTCTTGATGACGCTGGAGTCGGGGGCGCCAGCAGAGTTGTAGACCACCGTGGTCACCCCACTGGACAGTTGGGGATTTCCCGCCGCCATCCCACCGTCCACCAGGGCGCCAGCCGTGCCCTCACCCAGGATGGGAGTGAGGGTGAACGACGTACCCCCGATGGCGGATACCCTTGCCATGAACTCGACCTTGGCCATCGCTACGTCTCCTTGTTGAAGTTGGAGCCCCCAGGGTTTCCCCATTGGCCCGTTGCTGTTGCCAGCATACGCCGATCTCCCGAAGGAGTGGGGGCGTAAGACCTTAGTCTACGACGTAGTCCATGTAGCCCTTGAACGACCCAGCCGTCCAGGTGGCGGCGGCGTTGGTGGCGATGATGGTCTCCTCCACCGTGGTCTCCGTCCCCAGGTTCTCGGCGGTCGTCGAGGCGATGGGGAAGGCGGTGGTGGCGTTGGTCACCGCAGCCGCCCGGTACTTACCCGTGGTGCCGCTGATGCCGATGGCCGTGGTCGCCGTGGCGCCCTGAGCCGCCGAGAAGGCGAACGACCCACCCAGGACCCGGGCGCCCTTGGGGACACGGCAGAGGGTCATGGTGTCGCCGATGCCCGTGGTCGGGACGGTCACATCGAAGTAGGCGCGGCGAACACGCCCACCCCACTCGTTCGGCTTCAGGTGAGTGACGGGGACGGTTGCCAGGGCTGCGATCTGCGTGCTGTTTGCGTTGGCCACTGTGGGCCTCCTTTTGGCCTAGCCTGGGGGGTTTCGAGGCCCCCCAGACCCAGGTCCTGGGTTTTGACTACCTAGACCAGATCTCTACTAGATCAGGCCCTTGATCTCGACGACCTTGCCCTCCTCCATCCGAGTGCCACCACACGCCAGGGCAGCGTAGACGTAGGTGGAGAACCGCTTGTCGGGCCGCTCCGCGATCCGGGTCTTGATGTCCCGAGCCATGCTCAGGCGCACCCCGGACTTGCACCACACAGGATAGCGCCAGTGCTGGGCGCCCGTAGCCGACTGCGGCAGCCGCTCCAGGAACCGGAAGTTGAGCCCGAGGAACCGGGTGATCTTCCCCTCCACCAGCGCCCGGACCTCGTTGAACTCCGCAGACGTGGGCTGGGTCGAGTTGAGCAGATCGGCCAGACCCTTGGAGGTGCAGCCGATGTACAACTCCTCCCGCTCCACATCCACGTTCGCGGCCATGAGCAGCCGCTTGGCCTCGATCAACTTGGGCACGGTCAGGCCGACGTTGGTGCCCCCGAAGTTCAGGGCCACGACCTGACCAGCCGGGAAGGTGACCGTGGTGGCGCCCGCCTTGCCGGTGTAGGCGGTGCCGAAGAGGACCCCAGCGGTGCCGTCCAGGATGCTGGACGGGTTGCCGTAGGTGCCCCCCGCATCGCCCGCGTTGGCCCCACCGACCAGCACGTCGTCGATGGCCCGCCCCAGGGCAGCCGCCGCGTTCTCCGCGTAGGCGTTGGTGGGGTCGATCAGCATACGGACCCGGTCGTTGTCGTCGATCAGGTCGCCCCAGTCGAAGAAGCGCAGGGTGATCCGGCGCCGGTCGTGGGGAGTGCTGATGAGCGGAGAGTCACCGTGCCGAGTGGTCACCTCGGCGGCGGTCACGGGGCCGATCTGCTCCCAGAACTGCTCCTCCGCGTCCTGGGTCTCGACCATCACGCACTCGCGCAGACGGGAGCCCTTCTGGGCCAGGAGCATCTGGATGATGTTCTGGAACTGCTTGACGAATGCTGTGTCGATCTGGACCGACATGAACCATTCTCCTTGAGTAGTAGTAGGTCACTCTCGGAGGGGTCCCGGTTACCCGGCCCAGCCTTGGCCTTGCGCGGCCCGACGCCCTGGTTCGAGGATGGCCCCCAGGGGAGGGTCCCATCTGGCGTCACTGTACCAGATGGGAACCCTGTGTCAAGTATTTCTAGATAGTCCCCTGGATGATCTGCTGGAGTTGGTGGGACCGGGTCACGGCCTCGGCGTGCTGCGGGTGATTCTTGTTCCAGTAGGCCGAGGCGGGGTCCTTCATCTTGCTGGGGTCCATCATGGCGTTGAGTTCGGCCTGGGCCTCGGCCTTGCCGGTGGTCAGATCGCCGCCAGAGATGAGGGCGTCCTCCAGGAGCATGTCCCCAACCCGGGCTGCGAAGGCGAGGTAGGCGGGGTGGTTGCCCAGCCTGCCGATCCCGGGGACATCGGTCTCCAGCAACTTGACGAAGTCCGGGTCCCCGAGTTCCACGGTGGTCCGCTGGGCCAGGGCCACGTTCCGCTTGTAGTTGCCGCCCCACTTGGTCTGGAGGGCGGTGATGGCTTCCTGCATGGCCTGGCCGGAGGCTTCCCGGGCCTTGTCGGCGATGGCGGATTCCCCCTCGACGTACTTCTCCAGGAGGGCCTTGTACTGCTTGGGGGTCAGGCCCAGCCCATGGGCGTAGTTCTGGAAGTTCCGCTCCCGGACCTCGTCCCAGTCGAAGCCCTCCGGGATGACCTTCATGTCCTTGGCGGTGCCGTAGCCTTCGGGCTTCTCGGGGACTCCCATCTTCCTGTGGAAGGCGACCCAGTCCTCGGGCTTGGCCTCGGGACCGGGGATGGCGACGGACTTGGAGTGGAGTTTCTCCAGGTTGACGTAGCCCTGGGCGAGGGCCTCCGGGGTCTGGTACTTGCGGACGGACTTGGAGTCCTTGAGGTCGGCGGCGGTGAAGCCATCCGCGAAGTGGGGCTGTGGGGGCGCAGGAGGCGCTGGGGCAGCCGGAGGCGTCGGGGGAGTCCCACCACCAGGGGGTGCCGGGGGATCGGCGACTACAGGGGGCGTTCCGACGTTCTCAGGGGCCATTTCAGTCTCCTTGCCCGATCTCAGGTTCGGTCTGGGCGTGAGTGGGTTGGTCAGTCTTCTTGTCTGTGAGGATGATGGGCGCGTGGTGCGCCTTCTCCATCATCGCCCGGATGCGGAGGACCACTTGGCGCTGGGCTTCGTGGGCAGCCAGTTTGATCGGGTCAATGGAGTGCGCGGTCTCCAGGGGAAACGGACGCTCGTAGAGTGCCGAGAGATCCTGGAGGACCAAGAGTCCGGCCCCATGGCTGAAGGTCTGACCATAGCACTGATACAACTGCTGAAGTTGCTCCTCGACGGTTGGCACTATCGCTTATTGAGTAGGGGGTTCACGACAGCGGGGATGGCCGCGCCCTGGCCGGGGAGGAGCCCCGCCACGTTGGCATCCGAGAGCGCGGTCAGCATCTTGG